CATGGTGGGAGCGGTGGGGGTCGAACCCACGCTCTTCGGATTAAAAGTCCGCTGCCTTACCGCTTGGCTACGCTCCCTAGATTTTAAACAGTGCGACGGTCTTCGTAACCATCAAGTTTAGTGAGATGTTTAATGTCTATCTCACGGGATCTTTTGCCAGCCTTTTCGGTAGAAGGGTCAATGTAGTTTGGTGTAGTTCCAAGTTCCCAAGCGTCATCATACTTGATGTGACCAAGAATGTCAACTTTTTTAAACTCGTCATCTACAGTTCTAGCCACAAAAAGATGAAGCCCCTTGCCAACCTGATGCTCTCTAACAGCAGCAGCATTGCGAGTGCGAATGCAACGAACCTCAAAATTAGTACCAACATCGGCATGGGCAGACTTGTATTTACTGTGATTATTCTTAGTCCAAACACTACCAGACCAATAACGATTAGTAGCCTTAGCAACTGCCAACTCACAAACACAAGCACGAGCCTGTGCAGTGCGGTCATCTTCCATGCGACCACGCTTGTAATAAGACTTATCCTGTGAGTCCCAGTTTGCTTCTTGCCTTCGGGCGGCCACATTCAAAGCGTGTACCCATTCCCAAGGCTCTAGTTCTACTATCATGGATACTACGGTATCACACTATTACCGGATTGTCAAGGCTATAAATCCAGTACGGCGACAATAATCCACAATATTGCACCGATCAAAAGTAGCCAACCAAGGCCCATTTTACCTACGCCTTATCTCACTATTTAGGTAACGAATTGTGTCGGTTGTGTCAGTTTTGAACAAAAACGGAAAAATTGCGTGAATAATTCCAACAATCCCTGTCCATATAAGCAAAACAGAAGTACTAATTGCAAAAGCAAAATGCTGTAAATAACTCATACTATTTGACTTCGGGTGATCCGTGAATGCCCCTAGAGCCTTCTTCAGCATCTTTACCCCTTTCCGTGTCTTGAAGTTTCTTTGGTTTTACAATAGTTTTTCGCAACAGACCATCATCAGGTCGATCACCCATCATTTCTACAGGCAAGTCGTCCCACAAGTCCGGCATCTTACTCTGCCTTTGTCTCAACATTCGTAAATGATGCCAAGTCTTTTTCCAACTGTTGCATCGGGCGAGCACCAACAACACGGTCTTGCTCCTTACCGTCCACGAATACAACCATCGTGGGGATATTTGCGATGTCAAAACGCTCTTGCAATAGAGGTGCTTTATCTACCTCAACCTTGATAACCTGAACTTCGTCAGCATACTTTGCGGCAAATTCGTCAAGAATAGGTGCCTGAATGTCACAGGGGCCACACCAAGATGCCCAAAAGTCTACAAGTACAGGCTTAGACGCCGTGTTAATAATTTGGTCAAAATGCTTTTCCTCGACAGGCAAAGCAAATCCCTCTGCAAGTATTACTCTTTTTACGCTTTGTTCTTTACGAGCCATGTATCTATGATACCATCATAAACACAATAAATCAATTACTCTTCCCAGCAACAACAACCACAGTTGCAGTCTTGGGTGCAAACACACACATCACATCCACACATTGCAATATGTCCTTTCTTTAACTTGTAGGGGGATCAGGGAACGTCACGGTTTCTGGAATAGGAGTGCCTACTGTTGCTGGTAGGTCACGCAATGCTTGACGGTATGTTCTCCATTCCGTTTTTAATTCGTCTGACATGGGGATATCTGCCATTTGAGTCCAATCACAGGCTACTAACTGATGATCCCTTATTTGTCGCATCTTGTCGGCCCTATATACTTGCATGTCATTGGGGGTAACACTATCAGGTGGGCTTAATAAAATATCCATAACTTGCTCCTTACATCACTGCCGCTAGAAAGTAAACGTAAACTGTGGCACTGTAGATAGTTGATGAAGTGTAGTTTGAGTTGCCATTTCCGTTAATTTCATACGCACGGAAAGTAATATTTGTACCGTCCACCCCAGTTACTGGGAACGCTAACTGATTGTCATTATCACTGCTTAGTGTAGTATATGAAGTGACAAAAGCAAAAGATGGAGTATCGGGTAAACCATGTGGAATAGTACCATACCCTGAACTGTTTACAGCAACGTTATCAGAACCTCCACGGAATCTATATTGAGTCCAGATGGGGTAGTGGGCGCCGTTTTGTTGCTCGGCTATAAACTCATTCCCTGAGTCATCCCACCTAAAGGTGCGCCATGTGTTTGAGTTGTCGTCGTGGAAGTGGATCTGAGAGTCGCCATTGCCACTTGACCCGACGTAGAAGTCGTCATTGGCATACATGTGGCCAGTAGAACGAAGATTGCCGTTGACATCCAACTTGTACGACGGCGTAGTGTCGTTAATACCAACACTGCCGTCGTTGTCAATGTGCATAGCCGTAGCAAGACCGGCACGACTTGTGCCCGTCTTGAACCCAATGTCATAGCCAGAGAAATGACCCAAGGCAGGACTGTCACCGCTCGCTGTCGTGAACCCAAGTTCGGCGTAGTTGGTTGTCCCAGAGTCAAGGACCGACACAGCACGGTTCTGAGAGGCGACTTGGAAATGCGAATCAGCCGGAGGCGTGACGCCACCGACCCCAGCGTCGCCACTGACCGTTAAATCTCCGGCTACATCTAGTTCTGTGGCAGGTGCTATTGTCCCAATGCCCACATATCCAGTGTCTCCTTTTATCACCATGCGATAATCAGGATCGGCACTATTGTCCGAAGCAGTAGAAGTCGTAAAATACATGTGACCGCCAGTTGCACCAATACCCCAGTCAGTACTGTTAGCGGTTCGCCAATACAATAAGTTACCAGTATTTAATGCCACAGCCTTGCGCCAGTTAACATTTGTAAACAAATCACCAATGGCCCCCACTAGGTCAATATTGGCAACGGGTGAAGTCGTACCCACACCAGTTTTACCTGTAGATGCATCTACAAAAAATTTGTCTGTATTAATAGTCAGATTACCGTCAATGTCTACCGTACTATCAAACTGACCAGCACCATTAACCTCTATACCTGTACTATTAAGTAACTTCATCGTCGTGGAGGTAAAGCGCATTGCGATATTATTCGCCCCTGCCTTTTTAAGCATGATCTCTATAATGCCGTCCTCAGTTGTATCAGAAGCATCGTCAATCTTGCCAGTGAGTTTGGCGTACACGACTTTTTGATCAGCGTCATTTTCGGCTTGAAACTTGATCTGACCTATGTAGTCAGCATCAGCAGGGCTAGCACTATTTCGATATAACTCAATAATCGGTGCCGCTTCCGAGCCGGCGTCAGTATCAGTCAACGTAACTGTAGATGTTCCATCAAACGTAAAGTTAGCCGAGCCTGCAAAAGATCCAGAGTTGTTGTACTGTATCTGACTTGGAGATCCACCCGGACTTGCCGCAGCAAGGTTAGCAATCGACTGAGCAGTCACATGCTTGGGATTATCGCTATCACTTGTATCAGCAATAACCACCTTGTCATCAGTAGCAACAGTTACAGAAGAAAGTTCTGAGGGAGCAAAGTTTAGTGTGACCGATCCACTCGTACCACCACCACTTATACCAGTCCCAGCAGTAACACCTGTAATGTCACCCGGAGAAAGATCAACTATTGACTGAACAGTAACAGTCTTAGGGTTGTCACTATCGTCAGCATCTGCAATAACAATTTTATCAGACGTAGAAACTGTGGCAGACGAAAGTTCTGAAGGCGCAAAGTTTAGTGTAACATCGCCTGAAGAACCGCCACCACTTAAAGCGGTGCCAGCAACAACAGAATCAATATCGCCCGTGTTAACGTCATTACTAGTAAATGCAACAGGAGTTGATGATTGCCCCTCAATAAAACCAACAAATATGTTATCGCCCACACTAGGGGTTGGTCCAATAATCGGACAGTCAAAGTAAACGTTTTCCAAACCAATGCGTGGTATCTTTACGTCAACTAGATTTCCATTAACTTTCGCAACAACTCCGTTGTAAATCCCAGAAGGCCTAAAGCCTGTGGTGTAATTAGTGTTTCGTGAATTTCTTCTTGCCATTATATTGGTCCATGTCCTATCGCATCAGTGATCTTTGATCGCCAATCTGGTGGTGTTGTAGGCCGACTAGGTTGCCCAGTTCCATAGAAATTGCTCTGATAATTAGCATCTATTAAGTATCGTCTCCAATTATCTGGTATTGGTGGAGTAATGTCAAGGTCGTCAAGATCATCGTTAACAATGTCATACTCATCACTACCGGTCCAATCTTCTGCTGTAGTATTAGATGAACCTGACCCACTTGGGCTTGGCTTTATAAAGTTTCCTTGGCACTTCTCCCATTCTTCTGGACCCCAAATACCGTCTTGTGTTAATCCATTTAATTTTTGGAATAATAAAACTTGTCTTTGTGTGATCGGACCCCATATACCATCTGCCGTGGTATTGCAAACCATTTGTATCCTTTTTACACACTCGCCTTTTGAGCCTTGCTTGAATTCCTCAAGTGCGCATGCAACATCATCTGATTCAAACACAGAAGTGCCACTAATTGTTATGTTTGCAGTTGGTCCCGCATTAAAAGCAACTTTATCAACCATAAAAATACTTTTGTCAAAATGAGATACGCCTAGTACTTTAAAAGCCGCACCGGGATAGATTGACAACGAGGATGGACTTTGAAGTAAAGTTATTTGTGTTGAAGCGGCCTTTTTGGTGTCAGTGCTTCTTTTGAGAGTGCTTTTTAAAACAAAGTGTGGATCAGTTTCTCCAGAAGGCACGTTTAATTCAAACTTGTCTGAATTTTCTACAATGAATTCTTCAGAAGCGAAAAATAAAACTCCCTTTGCTTCAAAAAATCTAAAGTCTAAATCTCTAGCCAATCTTTGTAAAACATCAAAAGTTGACTCATCTTTATTTTTATTTGACTCTCGAACGATTGTTCCGTTCCTAGGACTGTCTTCTGCAAATATTTTCAAACCAAACTTTGCTGCCATCGCTGCCGCAAATTCAGAAGGGGACGTATTGCCAAAAGACTTTTGCCCTTTGTCTCTTCTCATTTTTTGAGTTGCTTGCAATCTGGCAATAAAAGATGTCGTGTCTGTAGAGTCATGCGTTACAGTAACATCGGCTATCTCAAAGTTTTGTTTAAGGTAGTGTACTGTTCGGCCAATCATAAAATAATTGTTATTATGCATTTGAAGTTGCGGGTCGTGGACAGTTACGCTGATCTGGCTAACCATTGAGGCTGACAAGTCATACTGAAGACGTGTAACTGAATCACGAATTTCAACAATCTTGTCTCCTATTTCACCAATCTTTAGCGAGTCCACGCTAGTAGTTACAGTAATTGTCATAAAATTACCCTAACTTTTAACTAGCCCTAAACACTGTTGGAACTACGTCTGACTTGGATTGCTCGTATAGGTAGTCAATCATAGCCATGCTTGGTGCCCCTGTCATTCCCGGTCCGATACCATGTTTTTCTAACAGTTGTTCAAACCTAGCAGGCTGTTGCATTGACGACCATTCGTATTGAGTTATCTCATCTTCAGGTGGAGGAGGAGCCGGTGGAGGATCTGTTGTTATGTTTGGGTTTCTGTAAATCGCTTTCAGCAGAACAATGTCTGGATTGAATATCGGTGCCTCAGTTAACTGAAAAGATACTTCTGCCCTAGTTGGCAAACCTTCATTATCTCGATATTGAATACTGTAACTTAACTTAGTTATTTTAACGAAATAAGACAGAGCCGTGTTGGCATAAATAAACTTACACTTATACCCATTAGAAGCAATAGTTTCTATCTGACCTAACAAATCATCAACAGGCAAAACACCGCCAGACTCTTTATGGGCCATTACCGCACTAAAACTAACTGTTCTTAGTTGTTCATTTTCTTTAACTAGCAAAGGTTGTTTACCGGGTCGGGCAATCTCTCTAAACCTTGCCTCAATTTTATCATGTTGTAGGTCTTTCGGACCAAACGGAAAAATTACTTCTATGTTTGCATCGTTTCCGTCGTCATCCAAAAGACCCTGTGTTGTTAATTTTGCACGCAAAGGATTTGCGGTCCTTATCTGAGAAGGCTGTCCGCTGTTTGATCCAAGGCTTACAAAACTTGTTTTTATTCTAGGCATCTACAACTCCTAAGTATCTGGATTCTCTGCGGCAATACCCTCAACAATTTGCTGAACGTCAATTCGTAACGTAGCGACCCCAGCGCCTTCATCAACGCCTCCCTCAATCAAAATCTGGGGAGGTAACTTGGTATTGTTAACAATCTCTTGTAATAGTACGTTTGCGTCTTTTTCGTATTGTCCGGTCTCTGTTAGGTAATCAATCATCAATTGACTTGCGCCTTCTCCGGCCAGTGCCTCAACTTGTTCAAGGGTTTGTATTTGGTTTTGCGCAGAATACCCTAATGCTCGGTCGCTACCCTCTAACCCTGAAACATCAATAAGTTGTTGCCTAGCGTATCGCATGAAAGCATTCTGTTGCTCGGTGTCCATGACCGTACCTAAAGCAGATATATCTCCTTCAAAGATCCCCTTCTTGTACACATTTCGTTTAGCCTCTGTCTCTTTGAGGAAGTTATCCACACCTAAAGTTCCACCTTCGGCTAATGCCAATTCAAGATCTCCAACTGATACGCCGTGGGCTTGAGCGAGAGAAGAGATTTGATTCTCAATCTGACCACCAATACCGAAATTAGCCATAACGTCTGTGCTTCCAAAGTCGCCTCTTTCTTGGGCTTCTTGCAAGAACAACAACATTGATAAGCCAGCCAAATCGGCAGAGCCTCCCTGAGCAACCTCAGCCACAGCCCCTTTCTCAATGAAGTCCAGTAAGGCACTTTCATCCGTCATGCCACCTTGAATGAAGGCATTGTACGCAGCATTGGCTGATGCGTTTCTACTTGATCGACCAATAGCGCTTGTAGCAAAATCAATGTCACCCACAAAAGACTGTGTTCTATCCATGGGGTCTAAAGCATGCAAACCAGCGAGCACTGAAACACCGCTTAAGTTTAGATTAGAGTAACCGTCAATCCCAAAGGCTTCCATAAAGCCAGCAATTTGTTCAGCGGTTTGCCCTGTTGCTGAGGCAACCTTATCAATTTGTGCAATGTAAAACTCTTGAGCGTTTTCCATGTTCTCAAGAACCTGATCCATCAGGCCTTCTTCGGCTAACGCTTTCATCATGTTGTCTCTATGAACAGAATCAGGGTCAATTCCCATTCCTCTTAAGAAGTCAGCAAACTCTCGTGTGTCGCCGTCCCCAGTGAATTTACCATCGTCATCAACTGCGGCTTCAAGGGCTGCACCAAAGGTTTCCGCCATCATTCTTTGTTCTTCAAACTTTTCAAACCCTGAACCAACTTCAAAATCTTCAGTGAGGCCCATTAACCTTGATACTTCTTTTTTGCCTCGCTTCTTTTTTCGGCTTTGACCAATAAGAGCGCCTATTCCTTCAGCAATACCACCAACAGCAGTACCGATGGCAGCACCTATTGCTGTACCAACAACAGGCAAAATCATTGAACCTATTGTTCCACCAGCAATAGCACCAGAAAGCATTCCACTTCCAGTGAACTGTCCAGTTTGTGAAGCGTTAAAAGCACTTTGGCCAACTTCAAAAGCGCTGAAGCCCGCACTCAAAATTCCAGCACCTCTTGCAAATTTTCCCATTTGCGCAAAGCCAGATCCTAACTTAGCACCTTTAGTTACAGCATTTGCACCTGATCTGGCTCCTCTGACCTGACCAGCAATTCGACCACCACCTGCAGCAGCGTTTCTGCTAAGTGCAGTGCTCCTAGCGGCTTGGAAAGTTCTAGCGTTTCCAGCCACGTTTCTTGCACCAGTGGCTATTTTAGCACCACCCTTAGCAGCAATAGCACCTCTACCTGCTTTAGAAAATAAACCGGCTTTCTTTCCCAACATTGCCATACCTGCAACAGCAGCAAATTGCATAAAGCCACCACCGCCACCGCCAAACGGCGCAGTAACAAGTGCTCCTACCCGTTCAACCGCAATCATCAATCCTCTTAAAATATCAACAATTGTTTCCATGATTGGAGCAAGCATATTTAAGGCTTGAGCCAACCCGTCAAGAACAGTAGGAAGTTGATCAAAAACAGGAAGAATTGTGTTAAACAAATTGAACATCGCTGGTATAACACGAGTAGCAACTTTATCAAGAACTTCACTTATGAGTGGCAACTTAGCGAAGAACGACCCTTGCCCACTTTTAAGTTGGTCAAACAACGCCCCAATAACACTACCAAAGGCTTCACCAAACTTTTTAAAGTTATCAGCATTATCTAAGATCAACTCATTAAACTGCCTGAAAAGCCCTCGTCCACCAGCGCCACTACCAAAGGCTCTGAAAACATCAATTAAAACATTGGCTGCTGGTTCAAACTTACCAAAGAAATCTCCCATGCCTGTGAAAAAGTTTTTAACTGCCCTAAAGAAGCCAACAAAACTTTCACCCATTTTTTCAATGTTTGCTAAATCTTTAAGAATATTCTCTTTTATAAATTTAGAAATAGAATCGACAACTGAAACAAGCGTGGGAGCAAATGACTCTGCACCAAATCTTTGTATTACCGCTGTTAAAGTTATAATGTCATTTTTGATAATGCTAGATATTTGAAGAAAAGCATTTCGGAAAGGACCGAGTAGCGGTTCACCCATGTCAGCAAAAAGATTTTTGACACCAGCAAACTGAGTTTTCATAGTACCCATAAAGGTGTCTGCCATCAGTTTGCCAGCACCTTGATACGCATCGGCAGTAGCCCCACCGGCTGAAACTGTAGAAATCAATCCACCAAAAGTACTAACACCGGCTAAAGAACCACCACGGAAACCTTGTGCGCCTTTAATCGCTTCTGAAGCAGCGCTAAAGTTTTTGGTTGATATTGACGCCGCTAATTGCTGTGCAGCCTTAGCGTCTCCACCAGCCAAATTAATTAACTGAGTAATAAGAGCATTTGCTTGAGAGCCTCTAATTCCACTTCTAGCCAATGACTGAGTTATAGCACCAGATGACTCACCACCCATCAAACCCATGTTTCGTGAACTTATACCACTAGTAAAGTTTCTCGCTCTACGCATTCCGCCCATTCCACCGCCCAATAGGGGTGCCATTTGGGCTTCTTGGAACTGTCGCATTGCTCCAGCAGCAACTGCCAATGCAGTAGCCACCGCTGCCGCCGTGACCGACAAACCCTTCAAAGCAACGTCGTAAAGTTTTACGGCCGCTCGACCAGTTATAAGAGCGGCTTTAGCCGCTAACAAACCAGCAGTAAACAAAGCAAGTTGACCAGCGAGAGCAATAAATGAAAACTTACCCATCATGGTGATAAACTTGGTGAATATCCCCATAAAACCTTTTAGGGCATTGCCCATCCGGTTGAATCGTCTATCAAGTTTATCAGTAGTTTTATCTAAGTCTCTGTTAGTTTTATTGAACGACTTTGTGCGATCTTCAAGAGCCTTTATACGGCGTTCAATAGCAGCAAGGTCTTTATTGATGTCAGCATCAATTTCGACCTTAATTACTACTCTTTCTTCAACAGCCATGTTGCCTCACAATAAAAAAGACTGGGAACCTCTGTAACTATTGTACAGAAATTCCCAGCCCTAATTCAGTAACCACCTTGGGCATTTTGCCGCTTTCTTTCCCTTTCTTTTTGATCTCTAGAAAGGGCCGTGGCAGTAGCCAAGCGTATTAACCACTCATCGTAGTCGCTTCTCAGTATCTCAATTGGATCTGTATGGAAGGCTTCGGCTAGCCGTGCCGCCGATCTGATCCTAACATCACCGGCTAATTCTTCAACTAGCCCTTCGTAGGGTCCTCAGCGTCCACATCATCGCCGTAACCAGCGTAGTCTAGAACTTTTAGCGCAACAGATTCTAGGTGGGGATCAACCGCATAAAACGCACGGATTGCATCTGGCAATGGTCGATCGGTGTCTGTCATCTCCATAATGACCGGAGAAGCAAATGTGATAGCATTTCCGTCATCATCTAGTACCAACTCATCATTAAAGTAGATACCGGAAACAGTCTGACCAACAACGTAACAAGAAAACTTGATAGAGTCTAACTCGTCAGTTTTTCTGTTAGTAGAGTTTCTCCTCCAAGATTTTAACTGATCATTGGTAATGTTAGGAGAAAATCTAACTGTTACACCTTTTCGCTCAGGAACACTAATCTCAATATCAGGTCGAGTAACCTCTTTTGAGATTTCTTCCTTCAATTGGTCAAGGACCGTGATCCTTTTGGTCTTTTTCTTAGCAGTGGGAGCCTCTGCCTCAGCAGAAGCAACCTCAATTATTTCATCACTCATAAATGTATACTACCTCTTTCGGTATGTGGGTGTCAACTAGTCACAGAGTCTGGCCCAAGTATTAGGACCAACTATGCCATCAACAACTAGACCTTCATCCTTCTGGAACTGACGAACAGCACGATCAGTCATACGACCAAAATCGCCGTCTACACCAGAATATTTCTTAGGACGGTTTGAAAGTTTGTATCCATTCTTATCTAAGAGTTTCTGTAAGAACTCTACAACAGGACCCTTTGCGCCTTTACGAAGCGTAGTTTTGATCGCTTCTGCAATAAACGTAAACACATTCTCTTGCTCTTTCTTAACAGAAGCAGCCTTAGGAAGTTTCTTGTCCTTCTCTACAGGGAACCAGTCCATTTTTGTTCCACTTACACGGCAAGGCTGGTGGTGCCACCACTCAGAAGGCACAGTTTTTACGATGCCATACTCAGCAGCAATAGAATTAACCTGTCTAGTTGTAAGCCCTTTGCCCACGATTCTAAAGTCTACAGCATAACCATACCCTTGAAATTTAGGTTGGCTCATGTGGTAAGACCCTTGGAACCCAGCGCTATTTACTCGATCCGGGTTTGCGGCCAGGTTGAACCCCGGACGGCGACTCTTATACCCGTCATACAGGTACTTCTGCTGTTGGTACGTCCTAACGCCAGAAGAAACAGAAACTTTGCCTTTGATTCGTGGATCGGCGAAGAATGCTTCGAGACGCTGTTTGAACTTTGGGTGCAAGTCTTTAATGTTGACTCTGCTTGATACTGTTGGTATAGCCATTTTGTTTCCTTACAAATTGAGAATAACTACCTAAATAGAATACTAAAATTTACCCCTAGCGTCAAGTAGATAAAAAAGAAAAGGTGCCACCGCTAGGTGACACCTAATCTAATTAAATTTTTAGTTAAACTTTAGATGGCTGCTACTGTGCTCACTGAGAATGTCAATGAGTACGCTGCAGGTGCACCTGATGAAGCATCGCCATCAGGCTCTGTTAGTCCAACAAGAAGGGCCTTTGCGTAAGTACGCTCTGAACCCGGAACTTTTAGTTCACAGTTGGTCGTGTAGATGATAATATCATAATATGTCATTCCCACTAACTGACGAAGTGAAGTCAATTTTGCGTGGTCATCATCACCATCAGTCTCTGGATCATAGAACTTGCTTACAGTTATATCTCCAATTTCTGCTGGTGCACATAATACCTCTGGAAAGGTACTATTACCATCATAAACTTTTTCCACAGAAGCGCTTATTTCGCCACCACTAACAGTTGCAAAGTACTTCGGAAAATCAGGACCCGGAATGTGACCGGGAACATCTTGCACCGGAGAAATCTTGGCAACAATTTGTCTCTGAGTTGCTTTAGCCATTTACCTTACTCCTTAGATTACTGGGGCTGATAAGTTACTCTTTGTAATTACTATATCAATTAAGTCTGCGACTCCAGACACTCTTACACCAACCTGAGCCTTAACTAGACCAGTAGCGAGTTGAGTAGCAGGGTTAATTGTTCCATCTACAACCACGTTATATCCCGGATCTACAAGAGCACCGTTATTATCGTATGCTTCGTAAAGTCCACCGGCAACACGGATTGGCTCAAGGAATGCCTTGATTGAGCCTCTAATGAGACCAAACAAGTTTCCACGCCCATCGATTGTCTGGAACACATGCTGTTCCATACGATCTTCAATGCCGAGTGTGATGTAGTTCATTGTGTCTTGCATGGTGATGTACCGCCAGTTTGCCTCATCATTGGAAACTGAACGTGCACCATACACACGAATTGACGTGCCAATCTTTCTTAAAGCATTAACTCTAGCCTCGTCAAGTGCATCACCTGTAGCAGGTGTTACGTCTGTAGCGAGATCTGAAACAGTGTATGCTGATGAAATTTGGCCAGCGCCTGCACGCCATGGACCACCAGCCTCTTGGGTTGCTCTGGTTCTTGCACCAGCAACAAATCCTAAAGGAGATATGGTCAAAGTTGCACCTTGAAGTGCACTAGTTCCAGTTGCTAACTCTGATGCGTTAGGAACAGGAACTTTAATCTGTGGCCAATAGAATGCCATGTACTGTGCTTTACCATCAGCATAGTATTCAGCGGCTTTTGCCTTAGCATTCGCTGCTGACTCACCTGAAGCGAAGTCACACAAAGCAATTCGATTGTTAGCGGCAGCATGATCTCTCAAAGCGTTATAAATTACACGGCTTGAAGGACTGTCGCCATGTCCACGACCCGGAGCGGCAATTGCGCCACTCTTTAGGTTCGGACTAAGTAGAGTTGTGTCTGTAGCCAAGGCAGCCTGAATGGTTGTCTCGTCTACAGCAGAACCGTTTGAACCACCGGAAAGTGCGGTGGATGATAAAGTAGCAGGGTTGTTTGCAGAGGTTGTATTATCAACCGCTTCAAGCAAGTGTGCTACTGAAGAAGCGTTAAGAACATTTATAGCATCTGTAACGCTTGTTAGGTCTCTTGTTGTGAGTAGTAACTCACCATCTAAGACGACTTTAATTTTAAATCCAGAAACATCAGCAGCGGCAACTTCAATCTTAAGGTTACCTGCCCAAGCACCAACATTCTTAGCGTTGATGTCTAGAGTCGCTGATCCTGATGAATCGTTGAGGGTAATGCTACCTGCGGCAGCACCTGATCCTATCACACGCATAACATAACAGCGTGAGCCTCCCTCGTCAAAGTATGTCTTCACATGTGAGTAAAGGCTCCCTGACTGATAATTTCCATAATAGGTCGTGTAGTCACTGAATGATCGAAGAAGAGTGGGTTCAGTTGTTGACCCTCTTTCTGTCTCACCAACGACAAATAATTGACCTGCCACGATGTCTCCAGTGCCCACAGGACCGCTACGCACTGCTGTTGTGACGTTTACTCCCGGCATTTTAAGCCTCCATATTCCTTAGATTTTAACAATACCAGTATTGAACATGCCCTGAGGGCAAAGCGCATTAGCGCCTGCTCTATCACTTATTATACTACCACTGAGTGTCTAGAAATCGTTGGAACTATAAATACTATGAGGCGCTTGGCGTAATGCCCAAACTATTGGCAGAGAAAGCACCTGTTCCCGCTTGGTTTAAAGCAGCCACTCGGAAAAAGTATTTTGTTCCATTAGTCAATCCAGTAATAGTTCTTGCTGTGTCAAGGGACCCAGTATCTGCAACTACAGTAGTGAACGTGGACCCATTATCCGTGCTCTGTTGTATCTGATAACCAGTGACTTCGTACACTCCGCCATTCCAAGTGTTTGTAGTCCAACTCAAAGTTGCCTGAGCATTTCCCGCTACTGCAATAACGTTTGTTGGGGCGTTTGCTGTAATTGCTATTCTTGAAACAGTATTTTCATGTGACTGCATTACTCCAAGTGGTGTGTGATCAACCACTTCTTCAAGAGATAAATCATACGCTACATAGGCACCGGCTAGAAGTCTTTCACCTTTAATCAAAGTTAAATCAGAAAATTCTTCTCTTATCGTACTTTCATCTATTTTTGGGTAACAAGGAACAGTGCTGTCATATGATGACAATGATGGTCCATCCATCAACGACTCCCTAACAACAGCAGTTAAATTATCTCTCTGCTCTGTTACAGTTTGCGCACCATTTGCTCGTGTCCAAATGTAAGTCCTCATCTCATAAGTCACCCTATAGTTAGGGTCAAAGTCGTACTCATACCCCTGTCGATCAATAGATCGAGTGTTTATAACTAAGGAAATTATGGTTGGCCAAGTATCTAAAGTAAATGGCTCAAAAGTAAGCAATTTTCTAGGATCTGGAAGTTGTGATTCACTTAAACTCCAGTGGTTTCTGTAAGTGATTAAACGAGGAGGTAAATCATTAGCCAAGTAATTACTTACATAAGATTTTGCCAATCTGGCTCCAGACATCATAATACGCCAAACCCCCTCTTCAAGTTAGAATAAACTTCTCCGACTGACCCATAAACTATATGCTCGCCAGTCGCCCTAGCAACATCATGCGCCATCATCTTTGGAACAAACAAAGGCTTTCTTTGTGCCATGTTTGACGTGCCCGCTTGATGAAACTTAGCATAACCTATTGTTGTACCAAAGTATGCCGTCCTAAGACCAATATCTCTGACTGCCCCTCTATTGCTATTCATAGAAGTTAGGCTATTTCTTAAGTCTCCAGACCTGACTAAAATCCCATTCGCTCCATAATTAGCCAACTTCCAAGAAGCGTACTGGGGATCTAGTGGTTGCCAAGGGAATCCTGACGTGGTTCCTTCAGTTCTAAAGTTATCCCTATGTGCTTTTTGCAACTCTTGCATCATCCATCTAAAGACGGGTGTAAAGTTTTGTGCACGTCGAGACATCGCCATGAATCTTCTTCGTAGCGCACTTGTGTCTACTTTCGTAACCTTCATGTACTTGCCCATGTTACGAAACCCTTACTCTGCGATACCTCTTAATACTCTGGAGTTCTCGTTCAGAAAACCCAGTCTCAAGTGGGGCAACATTACGAGTAGTCAGATCTTTTAGTCCAACCGTGTCGTCATGCATATTCTGAACTTCTCTGGTGGCCGCACGCAAAAGCAGAGACTTGAAAACTTTAATGTTTGTTCCATCTAATCCAGCGGTGTATGTGACTGTAACTCTATCATTGGCATAAGCGTTGAAAAGATCAATCCCATATTTTCTGACAACATAATCCTGTTCAGCGACTTGCGCTGTAGCAGTAGCCGAAGCGGTGGCAGGAGTTATTGAAACGGATGCAACTGAGACAACAGGGCTATTATCCAAATACAAAGTGTATACAGGAGCATAAATAATTCCAGGAGAAGTTAGCGTGGTCTCTGGATTTGTCGGATAGTTGTAGTAGTACTGTTGGTTAACCACACCCCTACCGACTTCTGGAACTCTATAGGTTTCCGTATAAGCACTTTGCTCAATCGGTCTCCTAAGATATGCTTCTAATTCAGATTGTAGCCCTTCAATTACCATTGTAACAGCGTCTTCTTGCGTGTTAGTAAAGGAAATATCCATGTATGTTGCTAAGTCTGAAACAGTTATCAACGCCATAATACACCTTATCTAAACTTAACGACGAGCACGAGCACGGTTTCTGCCTGCACGCCTATCAAGATTATCTGCGCCCCTATTAAGCAGTCGGGCTAAACGTCTACGCAATCTAGTCAATAGACCGGCCAGTCTAGGCCTAGCATTCCCTCTACCACGCCGACGCTCCCTATCTACAATCTCTACTGGTTCTGGCATCGTATCACTCCTAAAAAAGATCTTCTACTTTTATATGATACCGCAACTACCTTATCTTCTGGTACTAGTTAGACATGAGAGGCGCAAAGAAAGTATCGTCTAACAACATCAAACCAATCACAGAATAACCAACTATATCTAAGTAGGTGTCGTGTAGGGATTCGTTCTTGGCATCTTTGTTATTGTTTAGTAGGTTCTCCATTCGAGCAACCTTATCGTGGAGTCTTAAGAGTAAACCTGACTGTCCAAATCTAGCGATGTTGTTTGGTCCATAATCTCTCTGCTTGTCACACAAAATAGTCCAAGTATCTATTTGATCTAGTTCTCCACTAGCCAAAATAGCCAACTTAGCCATAATCCGCCACTCTGATTTTAGTGGAGTTGCCTTTGCGTTGAAGTACTCATCAATCATATAGTCCAAATGGACCCTAATGGCATCATTGACACTCTCAACAGGTGGACTTATCTCTTTGTACTTCCAAATCTCTTGAACATGTATTTTGGCAGACTCTTCCCAACTGCCGCACAGTATGTTGTTCATTACTTACTCTCAGTCTTTGAGACGTTAGAAGTAACCCCAAGTTTGATAAACGTTATAAACCAAATCAAAGCAGAAAGAAAAGCAGCGTTTCTGTAGCCTATACCAGGCGATAACGCAGTCAATTCTGGCCATGCTGAGTTTATTACCATATTGATAAGCATAACCACTACTGCGGATACACCTACTAATGATATAAATGCAAATATCGCCGAAGTGAACGCAAGAAATTTGGGGGGTTCTTGACTATCTTCTCTGTTCTCTTCTGTCAAACTTGACAAAAGACTTTCCCAATCAGATGAATTATTTTTACTCATACCTTTTCCTTAACTATTTGATGGATTCTTTGTCTTGATAATCCGTATTCCCTAGCAATGCCTGATAGTGATTGCCCACTGTTGTATTTACTTTTGATTACTTGATTCCTTTCCAAAACTATGTCTCTTGATTTGGGGCCAGGTCGCACTGGTCCCCAGTCCCAAGATGGAATTTCTTCTAGTAAGCAAATTCTCTCATTTGATAAAGCGTTTTGGCGATAACGAGTGCGCATGTAACTCACCCAGTTGCCAAGGTTTATCTCTTCTCCAGAGTCGGCAAACTCAACATGCCCGCTAGGAACAAGAGCATCTCCATATCGATGTGAATATGTCAACAGTGCGTCGTAATGCTTTTTCCAGCGTATGTTATGATTCATACTTGTATGATACTGGAAATGTAAAAGTGTGTCAAATGGACATTTGGACAAATCTAGGCGTGTTCAATAACTTTAGAAAGATTCCTAATTTTGCTAACAGTTCGTGTCGTACCAACATCCTCTGACCATAAAACAATGTCGTGATCCACTTCTGCTTCAATAACTTCCCAACAAGTAATAAACATGGGAACATACTGGCTCGGTACTTGGTCAATCAAGTAATCAAAATCGTCACTTATGCACTTTTGGTTAGCACCGCATAGAACTGCTAGGGCAAAAGGTAAAGAAAGTCTGTCTTCCTCGTCTCTTGGGGCCGCTTTTGACAGCCTTGTGGTTTCAAGAAGATCGGCAAGATAACCTAAATAAACGTTTACTTTCCTACTCTGTAGATCACGAAGTCGAATCATGCTTCTATTCTAATAAGAAAACGGGGTCCAGTTCAAGCCAGACCCCGTTTCGTAGATGATGATTGTTTTTACATCGGCTACCGGCTTAACCGATATCCACAATCTCCTCCTTTTGGGGTTAGCCTGATTCCGGTACAATCATAACTTAGTAGACTAACTTGCGCTGAATTGCAACTCTTATCAGTAAACTATCTAATCGGGCAAGCCCCAGTAGCACACTCTTCATCAAAGTCATCGTCACTCATAATTGTGGAACCAGACAGTTTTTCGCCCAAAGGTGACGTTGTTGAAAGAACCTTCTCATAGTCTTCCCTTGTAAGTTCACCCATTGGCGCCTGATCAAACCCATGCTCACTATGTAACAAGAATGAAACAGACTTCATCTCAGACCAATGTTCGGCTAGATATTCTCTAATTCCATCTAGTTCATGACTACGGTAGTAGACCGTCACCGAAATAGCATTGTCTGCCCAAACTTTCTGAAGTTTTCTAACCAAATCCATTTGCTCAACGGCAGTCATATCTTCAGCAAGAATTGTTCCTTCTGGGAAAGCGCATGGGAATTCGACTACAACTGTCCTGTCGTCCTCTGTGCCGTCAAAGTTTCTCAGAGGCTCAACATAAAAGCCCTTACTCTTGCAATAATTCACAAGTACATCTGAGGAAGCCATCCGCATTCTCTTTACGAAATACTGGCTAAATGCCGGATGCACGCCCGGCGTAACACCCGGTAGTAGGCTCAATGTGCCTGAAGGCTTAATAGTTGTAAGCCGAACTGACTCTGGCCAACCACGATGGGCAGACCATTCTGCATCAAACTCACGAAGGGCCACATATGCTTCATCAAGCCAGTCAACTTTGTCCATAGCCTGAGTAACACCAGTTACCCCAAGACCCAAACGCATATTCTTAGATGTAATCTTGTCAGATGCTGGGTCAAGGTATGAAAGTGCTGAAGTTGCTTTCTGAACCTTGTAAAGAAGTTTTGCAACATCAATTAATTCTTCTGGTGAGTCTATCATGGGCAAGTACAACTCAGACAAGTTGCATGACTCTCTGTTTGCCAAAGGAATCTCAGCACATGGATTCACACCAACGATTGAGTGGTCTGGGCGTTCTTCGCCCATTCGACCATATGTCTGAGAAGCCTCAAGGTTGAAGAAACCATACGGCTCCCCGTTACCCTTATAACCTTCCCAAATAAGATCAGGCATATCTTTCATCTGGTCTGGCGAAACAAACACAGTGTTGTTTGACATCGCACGCTCAATAGGAATGTCTCCCAAGTCCCACCGCTTTGCCATCAAGTAGTCCTCATCATCAAGGCTACCTACAGCAATCTCTGCGGAACGACGAACGTTTCCGGCAACAACAATAGAACCGATGATATTCATGCAATCTAGAACCTCAACAGATGTCATTGTTCTACCAATGGCGCCATCAAGAACTTTACAAATCTTTTCCACACCAGAAATCAAAATATCAGGTCCAGAGGCTGTTCCTCCAAAGGTCTTGATTGGGACACCAGCAGGACGAATAAGATGTGTAGCATAACTCATTTTCCGTGGGTAGTCGTCATCTCCCAGATAGCACTCAAAAACCTTGCGGATTAGTTCTCCCCAACCCTCTCTTGTGTCAGGAACAATAAAGTCAGAATCATTGGCATCCTGATGCTCAACCCATGCTGAACGAACAGTACCAAGTCTTTCCGGTTGGTCGCACGAAAATCCTACACCACCGCCAAGCATCAACCGCTCAACAGACCATGAAAAGTCAGTGGGCTTTTGGATATCAACAAACCAACAATTTACTAGGCTGTCACCACCAAGTCGTTTATTGTTGGGTGTGCCAAGTTGCCATAGCATACGTCCGGCAACGCACCCCTTGAGATTAAAAAGATAATCGTATAGTCGAATGGCCTCATCTTCAGAAAGCCCTGCACCAATACTTTGTGCCCCATTGACTACACGTTGAACAGTCTCATGCCATTCTTCGGTGCGTTCAATAACGTCACTATTCCCCTCAAATATGGGGCGAGCGTAAGTTCGCTTATAGGTCACATAACCTAATCCATTGAAACCCCAAGGAGGCATTTTGTCCTCATAGGTCTTAGCGTGATCGTCTGAGATGAGGAACGCTTCCATTGTTATTACTCCTTATAGTGCAAGAAAGCAGCGATCCTTTCGCTGCTCAGTGATTTTAAGATGGTTCTTGTATTCTAAGCAGGCTTAGAGAAAACCAAGTGTCAAGTCCTTATGAGACATTGAACAATTAGGTTGACATTACCACGATCGTGGCAGAACGTCAAATCGTAAGGCGTGCTAATTTTGCGGCCAGTTCAGTTTTGCTACTAAACAAAAGAAATATTCCAGACGAAACAACTTCAATGTTTATTATCGCCTTACCCGACTTTTGTATCTCAGTAGATATCAAACCAACCTCACACATCTTTCTTACGAAGTCAACAAAATCTAACTCGGACTTAAATTCGAAGACCGAACTCATTTGCTTGTATGTGGAACCTATTGTATCAGATAGTTTGTCCTTAGTCAATATAGAAAATAGAAGGCCTGTTGCTAATATTTCCCAGTGACCAAACAGAGATAAAACAGGTCTAGTTTTGTCTTTGTAGAAAATTGAAGTTGCGTCTTTTGACCGACACACCGAAGCCTCTAAGGCTAAGTCGTCTTCTTCTTGTAAAGCAAGATACAGTACAGCATTGTCTGACAACTCAACAAGTGATAATATTTGCTTATCATATATGCAGTCAATCAAGCAGAACTCGCTAGCAACTGATACTATTGACTGAGCCTCTTCAAACGTGTATTGATCTTCTATTCTGTTTACCAAAGAGTGTACGACTAAAGTTAAATCTAAAGTCTCGTCTAAAATCAAGCCTTCTTCAGCAATCAAGAAACGTAAGAGTTCTACAATGCCCGTGGAGAACGAGTGATCGATCGCTTCCAACACATCAACATCATCCATTGTCCATGTTGGAATTGGAAAGTCTGACTCTTCCTCAAATATAGGCATACACATATTATATCAAGACCCCCCTGCCGAAACAGGGGGGTCCGCTTCAGGGGATGCACCACCATGAAAGACAAAGCCCCCGCCCCGAAGGGCGAGGGCTAGATCTTAAATCGTTAGGTCTCTAAGACTTAACTCTGTCCTATTCCGTTAGGTTTAGGATGGAGCAGCGTCGAAGGTGACTTTTACGAAGGATTCTGGTCGCTTAACAGCGAGGGCAATTCTTTCCTCTGCAAGAATCACGATTGCGTTTCTTACGAAGAAGTCTGAATGCTGTTCCGAAATTCGGATTGTAGCAGCCTCACGGTCATACAACTGAGCACCTGTGCCGAAGGCACCGATCAAAGCAGTACCAGAAGCGATGGCAGGAGTATCAATGACTGGAATTCTCCAGA